ATGAAATTTAAAAAATGTCTTCTGCCTGTGGCAATGTTAGCGTCATTCACTCTGGCAGGATGCCAGTCAAATGCTGATGATCATGCCGCCGATGTTTATCAAACCGATCAACTGAATACCAAACAAGAAACTAAAACCGTTAATATTATTTCCATTCTTCCCGCAAAAGTTGCCGTAGACAACTCCCAAAATAAACGGAACGCACAAGCCTTCGGCGCGCTTATTGGTGCAGTCGCTGGCGGTGTAATCGGCCACAACGTGGGGTCTGGCAGCAATTCCGGAACGACGGCAGGTGCAGTTGGCGGCGGAGCTGTTGGCGCGGCAGCGGGTTCTATGGTGAATGATAAAACCTTAGTGGAAGGTGTTTCTTTAACGTATAAGGAAGGCACCAAAGTGTATACCTCCACCCAGGTGGGTAAAGAGTGCCAGTTTACGACAGGTTTAGCCGTTGTTATTACCACGACGTATAACGAAACGCGTATTCAGCCAAATACGAAATGTCCTGAAAAGAGCTAATGATCAGGAGGAGTCATGAAGAAAGTTTTTCTTTGCGCCATCTTAGCCTCCTTAAGCTATCCGGCTATCGCCTCATCATTGCAGGATCAACTCTCGGCTGTCGCAGAAGCGGAACAGCAAGGTAAAAATGAAGAGCAAAGGCAGCATGACGAATGGGTCGCGGAGCGCAACAGGGAAATCCAGCAAGAGAAGCAACGTCGCGCAAACGCCCAGGCCGCGGCTAATAAAAGAGCGGCAACGGCAGCGGCGAATAAGAAAGCTCGTCAGGATAAACTGGACGCCGAAGCCACTGCGGACAAAAAACGCGATCAAAGTTATGAAGATGAGCTACGCAGCTTAGAGATTCAGAAACAAAAACTGGCGCTGGCGAAAGAAGAAGCCCGCGTCAAGCGCGAAAACGAATTTATCGATCAGGAACTGAAGCACAAAGCTGCGCAAACCGATGTGGTGCAATCTGAAGCTGACGCAAACAGAAATATGACTGAAGGCGGTCGCGATCTGATGAAAAGCGTGGGCAAAGCAGAAGAGAACAAATCGGACAGCTGGTTTAACTAAGCGATGTCAGTAACTTCAAGCCTATGATTCGTGAGTATAAAAAACCCTCTGTAGTAACAGAGGGTTTTGTTCATTCATAGTGCAGGGTTCAAATCATTCCCACTCAATTATTTACGATAACCATAACCAATTGAGTGATAACATTTTTCCAAATCTCAATTTTTCCCGTACCGTTTTATATACCGTCACCGGAAATCAGTACCATGAAAAATGCCATGCTATCTGGTCAAAGTGTCGTACTGTTTTTCGCAGACTCTTCCGGCTTCGGCTGCCCGGTCAGCATACTCTGCCAGTTGTCTGTTTCTCTCGAGAGATTTGCTGAGCACGTCGGCAAGCAAAACTCCGGTGTCTGCGGCTGACGACCCAGCGCCGACAATGGCGTTATACTGCCTGAGCTGCTCACGGATGGCAAAGAGTTGTTGCTGCAACCGGCCAGCGCTAGCGGCAGCATCAAGAGCATCATTGCGCGCCTGGTCGATCCTCTGCTGAGCTTCACGTTCATTGGTCACTTTCTCCTGTTCGTAGTACTGACGAACTTTGTCTTCTTCGGCTTTGCGGTCTTCTTCCGCCTGAGCATACCCGGCATCGTACTGGCGACTGCCGTGTATATTCCAGGCAACCACTCCTGATATGACCAGAACAGCAAGCACTGCCACGATAAGAAACTGTTTCCAGTATGCTTTTACGAATGCCCAGATCATACCGCCAGCACCTTACTGGCAGTGATGTACCGCGCTCGCCGGTCGTCGATGCCGTTCCGGCCACCATTGATAATCAGAGTTACACGTGCAATATCGCCGGTATACTTCATGCATCCTTTGCTGGCGAAGAACCACGCCGCGCTACGAGCCGCATATCCGTCCTGCGCCAGCAGTTCAGGGCTCTCCAGCAGGTCAACCTTCAGACCGTTTCCGCAATCACGATAGTTATTCAAACCGGTAATCTGGATAAGTCCGCGCCCTCGGTAATTCCAGCCATCACCAGGGGCATTGTTCCCCATGCGTTTGCTGTATACCAGATTTGCGATCGCGCGCTGGCGCTCAAGTGGCAATGGTGGTTCACCAGCACGGCGCCCCAGTGCATTAGCCTGCCCCTGAGTGAGACGCCCAGCCCGAACGAAGTTAGCCAGTCCGCTGACACTGTAGTTGAAATTCTCCTGCAACCTGGTGAAGCCCCCAGACTCATGCCCGACTTGAGCAATAAACATTGCCTGATCTTCTGCTTTGCTGATACCAAACTCTTTCATCGCAGAAGTTATATGCGAGAACCAGCGTGCGGCCAGTGCCTCGCTGATACCAGCAGCTCGCTGGAATTGTTTAATCTCCATGTTTAGACCTCGATACTTTAAAAATTTGAACGACGTTACCGCGCGTTTTAATAACCGCAGCCAGCATGACAGCGTTGATAATGACCTCAGATAAATCCACAGCCATTGGCGTACGTAACCAGATTGCATAGGCGACTCGAACAGGAATACTGGCCGCAGCAACAATCAGGAAATAAGCAAGCCATCCTCCCCACCTTCGATGTTGAGAGCCGTTACGCCGGAATGTGACAACGCGAATTGCTATGCCAGTGCAAATAACTGCATTGGTGATAAGCAAAAAAAACTCATGCGTTACCATCGTCTTTTCTCCCCGGAATTAACTCGCGTGGATTATCGGAACGGTGATAGAGCCATATACCAATACGCACAGCGACAATTGCTGACACGAATGCGCCTGCAGAGAAAACAATCCCTTTTTCAAAAGAGTCCTGCGTGATGGTAGGGATCAGGCTGGCTATGCCGATAAGAATTGATGCTGCTGGTTTGTAAAAGAGAAGGCCGCAAAGAAAGCTGAGCATCGACAGGAGCACCCGGCGACGGATGGGGTACTCTACTGCAGAGGTAACAAAAATTACCGCCCCAGCCAAAGCCCCTAAAGCAACCTCCGGAGGGACACCTGCAATAACCGCAGCAAGAGAACCAAAACTAAGCAACTGATTTAATTGCTCACTTGTTACTTGAGCAGACATACTTTCTCCTGTTTACTATCTATAAGCCAGTCAATTATTGATGACTAAACCCGCATAGTAAACCATATATGAATCATTATTGTTCCATATCATATATCTCAATAAAAGTACTAATGATTTTACAGAACGAGCCAGCAGAGTGGGGGCAGTTGTACAGGAACCATAGACTTAATTTTGTATTTAATAATGCTATGGTGTAATAAACCTGAACATGTATTTAAAATACGTACTGATTCATGATAGAATTCAAAGATAACTTTTCACAAACTCCGTTTTTGATACCCGCAAAATATTGCGGGCTTTTTTTTAACGTTCTTCCAGAGACTGAATCCGCTCTTTTATCTTATCCATTTCTCTGCGCTGCCATGCTGCCTCGATATAGAATAAGAGATCAGGTCTGACCCCCCATCTAGATCCTGCTGGCGTTATTTCAACGCGCTCAATGATGTCTTCTATTACCATCACTGGATTATCATCCTCATCAACAATGATGCTCCCGTCATTATCAGTCAGCGGCATTTCCCTTTGGCCAGTAATGACGTCATCATATACTGCGGGATAATCGTCATAGCAAAGAAAGGCATAGCGGCATGTTGTGCTTTCTTCTTCCATGAGTCCGTGAGAAATAAGAACATCACGAAGTTGCTGCGCGATTACACCATGATGTATCCTCGCCCCTTCTTCCCCCTTTATAGCGACAGCGTTCAGCCATTTATAAGCGATATACCTGACGTCACCCCAGGCATCCAGCAATGCTTCGTCAGGAGAGACCGGCTCTGTCTTTAATGTTCCGTCACTGGTAACCACAGGATTGGAGCCAAGATAAACTGTCGAGAACCTGTTTCCCGGACCACCAAGAGCATTTACATTATCAAGATAAGGTTTAACATCTCCGTTCTCAAAAAGATGTTCGAGTGCGTTATATACCGCGCGACGTGGAGTACTGCTTCCGGAACCATGCAACGTTATCATTGCACCATCTGCTGAAGACGTTGTTTCACCGCCGCTAACGATTAATCTCTGAGCGGTAACATCATCAGACGGTACTTTCTTCGCAATAATGGCGTAATTACCCTCAAGTTTGACTTCCGCGCGAACTTGTCCTGATGTACCTGCATGGACAGTCAGTGACTGGACGGCAACATCATCTGTGAAATCAACGGGTACAGGAACCGTCCTCACGCCTGACGTCGACATAAAAGTAGGAAGCGTTCTGTTAGGAGTGGCTCCGTAGACAAAATCCCTTGAAACAAATTCTTCCTGTTTAATTTTCACCCTGAAACAATACAAATCAGCCGGGTGACCATCGTGAACATAAGGATATTTTCTGTTGTTATCCCCTATGCTCCATGGGTTTAGAAAGTCTTCCCCACCGAAAATGTAGTACAGCCAGTTGTCTTTGATACAAACTGAACCAACACCAACCGCAGAGTTAACTATTCCGCCCTGATAAATCTGATCAGTAACATTAACCCACTCTACATTATCCAGACTCCACTCATTGACGTTAACTCTGGTCATAAATGTTCTTGGATAATTTCCTGCATAACGGTTATCAGGTTCTCCTCCTTCCCACTCACCAAATGCGCGCTCACTGCCAAAAATAATCAGCTCATCGCCAACTTTGGCAAAAGGAAGGTTTGAGTGATGAACATTATTTGGGAAGCGAAGAGAATTCCATGATGTACCTAAATCAGAGCTTCTGTGCAATGAACTACCGGGTTGAGTACTTAATGTCCCCCTGGTCGTCAGATACAGAATGCCATCATAATATTTTACACATGGCTCAGATGCATTCGCCTCATATTCTACAGGTATGCGTCTGCGAACAAAGCTACCAGGAGAACCGAAAGCATCAGAGAAATAGAGTATCCCAAGCTCGCGTGGACCAATATCACCATTATGGTAGCCAACAGCAAAACTGTTATCGCTAATCGTCGCAAAACTGTGAATCTCAGTAACAGGAGTGCTTCCGTCAACAAAAGAAGGAATAGTTCCAAGACTGGTTTTTCTCCATGGTGACGAGTGAAATGATGTACCAAAACTCCAGTATCTACCCTCGTTATTCTGATCCACATCCTGGGTATTTTGCGTCGTAACTGTAAAAGTATTTTTATCAATAACAGTAGTCACCGTCATATTCCCGGTAACACCTGTAACACCAGAGTTTGAGAAGTTGACAAAATCACCAGCAAATAATCCGTGATCAGTAATGCGAATATAAGCGACTTGCTGATTTGCTGCTTTCGTTATACCACCATAAACGCGAAGGCTGCGACTCATTGGGCGATCCCACAACTCTGCAACCTGCAGTTTATTTCCGCTCACGGTCCGCGTCTCAATTACAGCAAAAAGGCGATTTCTGACAACCCCCATACTCATGCAGTGATAGTTAACTGTGGGATAGTTTTCATGTAAATCTGTAAGCCATTCCGGCGTTGTCCAGGTCTTCCCGTCATCTCCTGAGCGAACCCATGCAACATGGAGGTTATTTACACCATGGCGGTCTCCAGCCATAAAAGGCGCATAGATGACATTGTCATATACAAACGTTTTATCCTGCGTCCAGGCGTTGTACCACGGTGTATCTGTAATTTTAAATAACTCTCCCTGGATAAAATCTTCAGAAGCATAAAAAAGAGGCTGGCCCGGTATTCTCTCAAATAAAAAACGAGCATTTTTAAATCGACTGACATCCGGAAGAGTTGATACTTTAAAAGTAAGCCCTAATCCGTCAATTTTATAACCTGGAGATGAGGCTTCAAGGCACGCGCTTATTGCAGTGGAATCGTCATTTATACCATCACCAACAGCTCCAAAATCTTTGGGGCTAATAGCATCACGCATTTTATCCTGGAACGTTCGGTACACAGCCCCAGAACCATACTGAATAAACCAACCAAAACCACCAACAACCCCGGCGATTGCAGCATCGACATAATTACGCATTGAGCGATTATTTACAGCGTCCTGCTCAAATGATGGATCTGCAAGGTTAGAAATTTTGTTTTGCTTTGCATCGTAATATTTTGCAAGCAAAGATGGTTTCATCAATGCACGTCTGAACCACCCAAAACATTGCTGGATCAGCATCGTCAGGTAGTCAAAGGCATCTTCATGCACTTCGGGGAAAAATTTTCCCTGATTGCGAAGGTCTGTCTCCTGCACTACATCAAGCACACGATCTATCGTAATTCGCCATCCAGTAGCAAGCGGAGACGGAAGAACCACAGAACCGCCACTATAAGTGCCCGCCCCAGTTACCGTATAACCGGTATCCAGAACCAATTCTGTTACGTTCCCGTTCAGGTCAGACACCTGAACAACCAGGTCTGATTTTCTGAAAATTCGAAAAGTATACGGAAACGATGTCGTAACGCCGTTACCGGTGTATTCGTTGTGGTCAACTTCGGTTGAGACCGTCATGTTAAATCTCCAGATAGTCGCAGCACCCGTTGCGCCGCATATCTGGTTATTCTATTACCTGTAAAACCACATATGGATAGAAAGGCTGTAAATACGAATAGATATTACCTTTCAGGTAATTTGCAAAACGTGCTGGATAGCAAACAAATTATTTGCTACTGTATAAATATACAGTTATTGCATGGAGAAGATAAGATGCAGCAGTATCACTATCCACTGGAAGACGGATTTACCGAAAGGATTCACACGCCGGGAGGCGTCAGGTCACTGGTGGAGGGATCGCACTTGATGAAATTACTCCGGGATCTCGATAAGGATGGATTTAATGTCGATGGCCCACTTGCCGAACTGACTGCACTGATTAACTACGTCACCAGCTCACAGATGTCTATGCGGGATCTGCAAACACATCTCGACTATTGTGCCGAACAATTACGAAAACAAACCAGATAAGGTTTGCAATTACCAAGTGGAGTGCTTATATTTACCTTTGAGATAAATTTACATCGCACTCCTCTTGTGCCATAGTAATCGGGCACTGGCAAAATCCAGTGCCGGGATTGGCGTCCCGGATTACTAAAAGGCGCATTCACCGCGCAAGCGGTTTTTTTATGCGTATAGCACGGCCACATTCGTATTATGGTGGGCTGTGTGGGGGCACCGAAAGGTGCGCCGGGTCCTTTTAGCCGGTTACGCCAACCCTGCACAGTTCACCACCAACCGATTGGCGTCGGTAGTGGTGATTAACCAGACTAAAAGGTAACCACTATGACAGCTACAAAAAGCACGTCCATTTTTTCTTTCGAATCCCAAGCCGATATACGGGTAATCGTCATTAATGGTGAGCCATGGTTTATCGCTTCAGATGTTTGTCGGGCTATAGGCATAGCAAACCATCGAGATGCTGTTCGAAAACTTGATGATGATGAGAAGGGCGTCGCTTCAACCGACACCCCTGGCGGTGAGCAAGAATCGATCATCATCTCCGAGTCAGGCCTCTACACACTGATCCTCCGCTGCCGCGACGCAGTGACACCAGGCACTATCCCCTACCGCTTTCGTAAATGGGTTACAGGTGAGGTTCTTCCTCAGATCCGCCGCACCGGAAGCTACATTAAAAACTCGCTCCCGCAGGAAGAACGCATAAAGATGGTTGCCGACCAGGTAGCCAACGCCACGGCGTCAGCAGTAATGCAGGCGATGAAGATAGAGAACAAAACCTACAGCGCCCCGCTGAAGCCCGGCTACCGCAGCCTGATTCACTCGCCGTCTGGTGTTCTCGGCCTGACGGAAAACTCACTGCTGATGAATCTGCTGAACCAGTTACAGGACGACGGGCACGACGTATCGGGCGCGGCGGCGGAGCTGACCACCATGTTCTGCTACATCGTCGGTGTGAGCAAATGCCTGCGTGATATCCAGACCCACGCGGAATACATCAACGACAAGGCAGGGTTCTTCTGACGGGCGGTGGCACAGGGATGTGCCTTTAAATAATTCTGTACAGATTGCAGACTGTGGGTGAATAGCGTACTATTACCTTAAAGGTAAAGGAGGCGCGATATGACAGCGTTGAAAAATCGTACTCAGCACAATGAACAAGCCAAGCAATGCTGGGATGTCATTGGAAAAGTTATGCTTGGCCGCGCAAGCAAAGAGCGCGACAAGGATATGGTTTACCAGACAGGAACATCTTTCAGCGACTTCAAGGCGGCATTTCGCTCCAAATAGAAGCACATCAGGAGTTTTCCTTGAAGTTTAACATTAGAATATCTAATAGTTTTCTACATGGGGAAAGCAACACCCCTTTCGCTGTAGACGGACCTTTCCTTACTGATGATGAAATAAAAATCATACAAAGTTTTTTAGAGGATGTTGCCAATGGAAGGGCGCTTGTTGGAAAAAACAAGCCCTCGTGGGTTGATGATAACCATGATAAAATTCCCGGCTCAGACAATTATGAGCAAGAGAATTATTGGCATTATCATTGTGGGCCAACATGGTATCCAAACACATTTAAGAATTATACCATTAACTTAAATTTCAACCCTGGCGGAAGGCATTCTAATGAATGCATTCATTATGCAAAAAATGATAATGAAATTGTCATTGTTGGATTTTCAAGAGAACACATACCTTTCCTTTCATCAGATGGAAACAACAATCCGCTTTTTAATGATGAAGAAGAATAGCCCGCGCTGCGGGCTTTTTTGTGGACGAAACAAAAGTCAGTGCTACACTCATTGACGCCACATTGAGGTGGCTTATAGATGGAAATTTCACAATGAAAAAAGCATTTGCTGCACTGTTCGTTTTGTTGTCTCTGGTAGCTTCAACTCAGGCCTTTGCCGGTCGTTGTCAGCACGACAGCGACACTGCTGCTGACGGCTCCCGCTGCGGTGGGCGTTCTGCGGACTCCCGTCCGGGCGGCGGTGGCATTCGTTAAAAACAAGGCCGCGAAAGCGGCCTGTGACATGTCACGCTCACGTTATGACAAGCCTATGTACCCTGCTACGCCAGATAATATCATAATAACTGCAACAGCAAATTCGCCATCGTCAATGATACATTTACGGTTCATAACGCCAAGTGCAACAAGCGCAAACACAACAAGAATAAAAGCAATCATTTCTCATCCTTATTGCGGAGTGACATCCTGTGGTCGCCACCAGTATGTCTGGTTAAACTCTTTCTTCGAACGTTGCTCCATTTTACGCAAATAACCTGGTGAAAAATACTCCTGCATCTGGTTAAAGATCATGTGATCGAGAGCCGCCTTCAAGTACCAGAGATTCGCACCTGGCATCAAACCTTTCCCCAGCTTCACCAGATCACCACCAGTCTGCTCACTCTTCCCTTCCACAGCATTTAACGGTATGCCCTGAGCAATCTTCACTACGTCATCAACCAGACCAGCTACCGGGCCAAGCATCGACGCCAGCGCGCCGCTTCCGTACCTAGTGTGATCTGACAATAAAAAGTCACCGTAAAGGCCAAGGCCACCACCTTTCAGTAGAGCACCAAGCCAGAATTTTGCGGCACCTTCTCCTGTCATCTCTCGAGGATTACGACCAGACGCAAGGTCGTTAAGTTGCTGCGACAAAGCGCCAAGAATGGTCGTACTGGCAATAAACGTCGCAATATATGCCGCACGCCCACCAGCAGACGGCATACCCATAGCGCGTGACCAGTGACGCATAACAACCGAGATAGGGAACGATTTAAACAGGAAAACACTTCTCGTTAATTCACCTTTCCATGTTCCACGCTGAATACCAGAACCGGTTATCAGTTGCTCACGTGCTCCCGGTGTAATAACAGCCATATCAACTTCTTCAGTTACGGCACCGAGCAGTTTACGCATTGCCTCAAATTTCACGCGTTCAGGCTCACCAAGATGTTTAACTGCTGAATCAGGGATACGCATAATGCTTTCCGGTGTCAGCATCGTATTATTACCGTTCCCCCAGTCCTCCTGTTTCGCCAGCTTCCATACGCTCCAGTCTGTGTCAGTAATCCCTTTGCTTTTCAGGATACGAAAATCAGAGTCATCGAGGCTACGAAGGTCTGGTGTCCGTGACACTACTTCTCCCAGGCTTCCCATCATGGTTACGCCATAGGCGCGCTTGTGCGCATCTGACCATGCTGTAAGCCCACTGGCACGCATTACCGCCGTTGCCGCCCAACGAGACACTGACGGCCCCATATTATCCATCGCCCAGCGGTTAACGCTGCCAAGTAGAGATTCCATCGCCAGACCAGCGCGGCGCGCCCGCGCAAGTTCTGTACGGTTCGTTGGGTCCATAGCTTCAAGCTGGTTGCGGAATAACTGGTTCATTGGAAGGTTGGTAACCTTCGCAGACAGATACATGGTTCCAAGATCAGAGAACGATGACAGCAACGCGGATCCGAGTCTGCTGGCAACCAGCCAGTTGCGGATATTGTCAGACCATCGCGCGATGTGCGGATTCGCTACAGGCTGTGTCTTTCCGGAAATAAAGTTGTACAGATTCTCTGTGTTGTTCGCCAGCCGCTCGACTTTACCGGTTTTACTCGGGTTAGCTGTTGCCGTTTCTGCCTTCACCTGATCAAGAAGAGAGCGGAAAACATGATCGGGGTTTGGGCCATATGTTTCCACCAGTGCAATATCTTTACTGATACCTTCCAGGTGACCGACCATGATTTCCCATAGAGAGCGATCGCCATAAAGTTGCTGATATTGCAGATAGGAATCTGCATCTTTGAAATGTATCTGTCGTGATGCATTACCACGGTTAGCACGTGCGCCGGAAATTCGCATTCCGGTATCAGTAAGCTTATTCAGCCCACCAGTAGCGATCGTGTTATAAGCCTCTCCAAGAAATGAAGACAACTCGGCATCGTTCATCAGTTGTCCATCGGCTCGGATATAATATTTGCGATCCAGCTTACCTATAACATCGCTAACCCACTTATCCTTTGATACTGCCCCAACCTTTTCCATAGAATGATGTTGAGGGATCCCCCAGTTTTCGAGATAGCCAATGTCCCCACCAGCATCATTAAACCGGCGGCGCAGCAGCTCTGTAACTTCTCTCCACGCCTTAGCACCGTTTCTTGCTTTAGCATTGCCAGTATTTTGCCCCCGCATTTCATATACCAGGTCACGTACGCCCGCTTCATCTTCAAACAGACCAAAAAAGCGAGGATCAACTGCTTCGAATGCCTCCTGCAATTGACTCAATGCATAATCACGGGTGGCTTTTGTTCTGGATTCAACAGAGAGGAAATTAGATTTACCGTCTGCATTAAAAGCTATAGTACGGTTAAGAGCGCCAAGTTTCCCATCAGCCCCTTGATAGCTATTGATAAATTTATCCAATCTCTGACGCGCGGCTATAGTGAGAGCCACACGACGTTTCTTTAATGCCGCTTCTCGCTGTAATTCTTCAGATGCCAATTGTGCTGCTCGATATAGCCGCTCTGATTCGGAAAGTTGTCTCCACGACATCGGGTCATCACGAGCAATGGAGCGCATATTTCGATAAATGCGGTCTTCAATGTTCTGTATTTCTCGCGCCGTTAACGTGCGCTGCGCCGCCTGCTGGACCGCTTGTATACATTCCTGTCTCATTTAATTTAACCTCTCAAGAAACACGCCACAGCGACATCAAACAGGCTGGAATCCTGTATTGCCTGCTCACTTTCCCTGTTCGCTTCATCCAGTACTTCACGCGCGCTGCGCGATTGTGGATTACCATCATCATCCAGCACGGTGATTATCATGTCCGGATATTCAAGCAGCGAGTCTTCAGCTATACGCAGATCAATATCTCCTGCCGGATCTGCCATCATTTTTTGTTCTGTCTGTTGCAATATCTTACCGGGCTCAAAAGGAGCTACTTCGTCTGGCGTCCTGACCTCTGCTGTTTTATAGAATGAAACAGCCTGAGCATTAAGTTCACTTTCTGCCTGCTGTCTCCGAGCCAGTTCTGCTCGAGCTTCAAAAAACTGACCGCCAGGCTCATGCGGTGCCAACGCGTTACGGGAAAATTCCAGGCGTTCTTGTGCCTGCCGGATTCGTTGGTCAATATCCCGAAGTCTGGCCTGTTTATCTGATCGAGCACGAGACAAAGCTTTACCGCTACCGGCTGGATCTTCTGCAAGAATTTGTGCGCGCTGTTCAGTGAGATTTTCAATAATTCGTTGGCTATTAGCGATTTCAGACTGGTAAACCTGTCTATCGCCACGCGGCAAAAGCTGCGCGGCCTGTTCTTCAAGCAACCGATTTTCTATAGCGCGCGCCGTTACTCCATCATCTACAGATGACAGAGCCTCATTAACTGCCTGAGACAGCAGACTCTTGCGTCCAGGAATTTCACTGAAAGATGCAGACTCAACAATGCTGGCAACGTCTACAGGTCTCCCCTGGCTAACATCAGACATGGCTTTTCGCAGAGCCTGAATGTGCGAATTACGCGAAAGCACGTTGATCGGCACGCCGGGAGCAATATCAATTTCAGCATGATGAGCGGCATTCGCCGCCAGTGCAGCATCGATATCAACTGGTGAAAAATTTGGTGCGCTTGTAGACTCGCCGCGAGAGTTAATAAATCTGCCGACACCACCAAACGCCACCCCAAGAACAGCATCAATAGCAATTGCCTGTCGATCCAACACATCATACTGGTTAGCCATTTCGCTATAGCCACCATCACGAAGCGTTTTTGCAGTAAGCCCACGCTGTGCCATACCGAACGCAATATTTGTACCTGCGGCATAGGCAATATCTGGCGTTGCACGTACTGCTGTTGCTGCGGCGCGTCGCACTGAACTTTCACCCGTCCGCGCAAGCTGAGCCGCCACACCTTCCGCCAGCGCACCACCAGCACGTAACCCGAGGCTCATAGGGATCAGTGTTCCGGCACCAGCAGTAATACCCTGCACTAATCCCGCTTCCTGCGCCGTCCTGAAATCAACACCCTGTGCTGTAAGCCGTTCAAACTCAGAAAAACCCTGTAGAGAAGTTACCGCCGCAGCACCTCCGACCGGACCACCGAGCGTTGTACCGACAACAGCCTGCCCGCCCATATCGAACAACCCATAAAGGACCTGCCCGGCGGTTCCGGTTGTCGCGGCATCAGGCGTCAGCCGCTTAACCTGCTGCTCTGCTAGTTTTCTCTGCTCAGCAATGTATGAAACTGAAGTGTCATTGATCGAGGTGTTTTCGTTAACAAACTGAGCAATCGGGGATACGATTTTATCCATCCCTGCCCATAGCAACTGATCTGGCTTTGCCACCAGCCCGGAGTACAAACCAGACAATGCCGCTCCTACAGCATTGTCGAAAAAACCAACATCGCTGTTAAAGCCAGCTGGATTTGATGCTGCTTCGTCAAGCTGCTGATTCTGGTTTACTGGATTAAGGCCAAAGTAACTCATTGCGGAATATCTCCGGAGAATCTCTGACGCTTCTGTGTCAGATTAAGAACAACGGGAGAACCATCATCTTTCAGCAGATAACCAGTACCAAGTTTAACCAGGTACTGACTATCGCCGTAACTTTGCAAACCATACTGACCAGGCGGTGTTTTTATCCCGGAGCCGACAACTTGTTCATTCCAAGCCTGATTAACCTGCTTATCGAATTGCTCTGCAGACATTCCCCACGGCAAAAGGACATTCCCCATTCCGTTATAGTCATGCACGCCACCTGTAGCTACGTTAACAGCCTGTTTCCAGACATCATTGTCAATTTCGCCTGATACCACGCCTTTTTTCGCCATCACACCAGCGTAATAATCCTTTGCGATCTCGTATGCCATTGATGCGCCCTGAGCGTCACCAGCAAATGCATCCTTCACCATGTCAGAAAACTCAAGGCGAAGATCAGCATCTTTAGGCATCGGAATACCTTTCGCATCATCAGTACCTTTACGAGCCGCCGCGCCAGCAAGAATTGTCTGCGCAGCGGTTTCAGGAGACACGGAAACATCCGGATTAAACCAGTTTTTTTCTGCCAAAATACCACCAGGCTTATCCATCAGTATCCCGGCAACGGCAGCAGATGGAGCGTTGGCACTGATCTGCTGTAGTGCTGACATATACACCTGCCCACCACCAGTGCTCTGCCTGATGGTATCGAGATATGCTGCCTGTTGGGAAACTGGAGCATCACGAAAGAAAACACCGATCTGATTGGCCTCGTCTTTGGAAAAGAACGTCAGTGGAGTGCCATATGACTTAGCAAGGTCACTGACCTGAGCGGCACGCAAGGCAACGCTCTGTCCAAAGTTATCCTTATTGCTCATGTCGATAGGCTTTGCCTGTCCGGAGGCAAGAGAGAACTGCACAGGATCCGACTGCCGCTGCTTTATCACCTGATTTGCAGCCGAAACAACGTTGTCATAAAGAGTTGCGCGTGCCGCATACCCCTCCCCTGTATCACCAGTATCCGGGCGTAATTGCTCAACATATGCTGTAATGCTGCTTGTCGGCATGTTGCGGAAAGAGCCTATATACTGTCCGGCGATCTGCGTATTCTTAAACTCGGTATATCGCAGGTTTCCTTCTCTGACTCCATAAGCTGCAATAAAATCATCCTCACCAGGTGGGTTAGGAAATTCAATGCCACGCATATACGCAGCCGTCGCATCGCGAACCCGGCTGTCGAGCATCGTTTTATATTCAGCCTGCTGTTGTCTGGCTAGTGCATCAGTCTGTCGCAACACGCTGGCCTGATCTGATTCACTTAAAGCATCGAACCAGGCTATACCGGTATAACGTTTATTTTTTGTCGGTAGCTGAGAAAGCCCCAGCGCAGCACTAACACCTGCAGTTAACTGCTGATCACTGTATGGCTGGCTACCGTTTTCATGATGGATAATGGCTGCACAAAGCGCCTTCAGGGTATCAGGATTTGATGCATCGAGAGGCTCATCAGCAGAAACGCCAAGTTGTTCGCACACTGCTTTGATATACGACATAGTGTCATTTTTATCAGTAGGCGGTGCCCAGCGATTAATTATCTCGCTGACGGTATCAATACCCTGCCGCTGATACGACATCAGGTTCCGCCCTAATGCACGAATACCGTGTTCAGGGGTTTCGAATTTGGCAAAGCGACCATCATCACCAGTCTGCCCAACCCACGGATTAGTTTTGCTGTATTCAAGATTGCCGGGGTTATTGTTGCGTATACCGCGGGTACGATCGGAAGAGCCACTATCTGCTACAGCACGGCGATAACCAGCAGCAGTATCGCTTAACTCGCCGTTTTGCTGTCTTACCTGAAGATAGTTTGCTCCAATAGCATTTTGAGCAGTTGCTTTTGCTGTTGCTTCTTTAAACTCGATTTTCTTGGCCTGGATTTGCTCGTCGCTCCAGCCATGCGCAATGCCGTAATCCTCAATTTGCTGGAAAGTTTGCTTATTAGCCAATACGTATGCGGCGTTGTCGCCATACAATGCTGCGGCATTTTTACCATTGTTCAGCAGCGTAGCCTGAAACTGGCCTTCTTCGTAGGCATTTATTTGCCCTATCTCGTGCCGCCCGGCCTGCGTAGTGAACTGAATACGCTGCTGCTGCGCCTGCTGCATGAAAGCATTACGAGCCTGTTCATCTGGCAGCGACATAGCCAGTTGTTCGACCTGAGCATCAAACTGCTGCGTATACTCCTGGCCTTTTCCAATAGCATTTTTCCCTTTCAGGTTAAGCAAACCTGTTTCAGGGTTATTCAGCAGATCGCTGCTTATCTGGCTTAAGCTAAGAGAAGCATCCTGAGCCATAGCAACATTCGCACGCTGTTTTGCCTGCGCAATAATACCTGCATATTGCTCTGCAACATCGCCAAGTACATCACCGACATTTGGTGTCTGAAACGATGAGAATCCCTGCGTCGAAATCCCTCTGCTCTGAACCTGACGGCCCGATGTTGTTGGTACAACTGGCATCTTATTATCCCCTTATCGACCGGTTGGAGTGCCAACAGCAGCAGAAATCGGCGCAGCCTTCTGAGAGAACGGGCTCCACGTTCCGCCGCCCATCTGGTATGCACCGTATGCTTTTAGGGGTGCCGTTAACAAAGTGCTGGTCATCGATGATTTAGCAGCCGACTGAGCAGCAGCCCCCTGTGCCTGAGCATTCATTCCCTGAACCTGATACCCATATGCCTCACGCTGAGCATTATTCACTGTCGTTAACGCATCAAGAGTGCCGAACTGAGCATTATCCGCAAAAACATCAAGAGCTGTTCCACTACTTAATTCCGCACCGGTAGCCCCCATAGTGGCCGCCGCAGTGCCTGAGCGTTGACGCATTTCACGACGACGCTGATCCGCTTCAATATTCCCACGATTGATTGAATCCTGTGCCTGGGCTTCAGCAATCTCAGCATTCCGATCAGCTACGGCTGACTGGTATCTTGCCTGCTTGCTCTGGCTGTACATTGATGCGGCTGTGGATGCCACTGTGACTGCAACCAAAGCGATGGCTGGGTTACACATTATTTTCTCTCCATGTGAAATCTGTGGAAATTAAGACCAAGAGCACCATAAGGCGCGGCTTCTTCAAGCCTGAATCCAAGCCAGTGCAGCCATGCTTTGGCAACATGGTTTCGCTCGTCGACGTAGTTTTCCAGGCGCGGATAAACTGCCAGCATCTGCTGCAATACAGGGCGGCAGTGGCGAAGAAATGTCTTCTGATATTTTTCGATACGGCTGGTTCCGACCAGCCAGGGCGTACCATTGCCACCGATCATTGACGCCGGAGATACGCCAAATATGGTTACCAGTTCTCCGTTCGCAAATCCTGACCAGGCCATAGTCGCAGTACGCAGACCAACACGCAGCGCATCTTCGGTAGTCATCAGTGATACCGCATACAGTTCGTCAATATCAGCCTGACGAACATCCGGCAAAATCATCTGAAGATGCTCTTCGGTTGCGGGAATAATTTGAACATCTATCATCAGAATCCCCCAACAGTAAGGCGAGGAATAACGGCAAGAACAGACAGCGGCAACGGGTCAAGCTGACGGATTTTTACACGTCCGTTTTTGCCCCAGTTACTGTCCAGTTTCACTTCTACTTTTCCGGTAGCATCATCAACAGGATCATCGTAGAACTCGAATTCACGCTGTGGATATTCGTACCATTTACCGCCGGGCGTAGTCGCCCAGATGCCGCGACTGGCATTCACAACCAGAGTAACGGAGGGGATCACCTGTTTTTTGTCCAGCAGCGTTTCCTGTCCGTTAATGTTGATATCCAGTGTTTCGAATTCAGCAGTTATTGGCAGGCCGATGTGCACTACAGCCCCCGGAGATTCCAGCGTGACGGCACCTCCGGAAACCACTTTCTGTGGTTCCACGTTCGCATCAGAGAGAATGTTTACGGTCTGGCCTTCAAGATGAGACAGGCCTCCAAATGTCCGGCGCGCCATCTGCCAGTTCGTGGTAGCCACATTCCTGAGGGATGGCGGGACGTTCCTGTTAGCACGAACCACTACAGCGGTATTGCTGGTTACAGAAATGATGTCGCAACGTAATTCTTTTGACACTTCATCGCCAGTATCAGGATCAGTTCCGGTATAAGGGAACTGTAGTTGAGCACCGATATCACTACTGGTGAAGTACGCACCACCAGAAACACTGATTGTATATTCCGCGCGGTAATCCCATTCGCCAGAACCACCAGTGATGGTCATCGTTCTGTCAGACGTATTTCTTCCATCATAGCTAAGGCCAGAATCAACAAAGAAAGCATCTTCATCGCTGGTAAATAAACGGCTGGACAGCCGCTCGATGTATCTCACTGTTTGCCCGTTAACGGTTCGGTTAACGACGAAATACACCGCATCTTCATTGCCTTCGCTGATACTGCATGTGCTTTCATATTTTCCGGTACTGGATTGTGGTGCCCATGCAAAAACCTGCTGATCACGCAAATAGGTCATCACCAGTAATTTACCGTCATCACGAATGCAGAAGGCACTGGAGTAAGGGACAATCGAGAAGCACCAGTCAACAATGCTGTGCTTCTGAAAAAGATGATTGGCAAGGATGGTCAGGTCGTTCCCCTGATAGCCGTCAACATCGAATGAGTAGGCCAGATCACGGACAACGCTGCCTTTCTCCTGGACGAACAGAGCAATATTCGCCACGGCAATTGGCGGGACGTTGCTTGAGCCATTTGATCCCTGAGAGCTGAATGCAAATGATGATGGGGTTAACACTTTGTTCTGGTCGCCGGTGATGACGTACTCACCTCCGGAAGTCAGCGCCACCAGCGAACCGACATCAATCAGGTGGCGGATCTCATTAACCTGACGCCCGGCATAGGTGTAGATAATTCTGTCGTCATCCTGCGTAGGATTGCTTTTGCCAAAATCCTTATAATCCCCGGTACGGCTGGCCCAGATAGTCTGAGGGAACGCAGTCGATGCGGCGAAGTAAAGACGTTGTTGATAATAAACAACAGTGCCAGGATAACCATTAACACTGTTCCAGGCATATTTAGCCCATTTATAGCTGGCATTATCCTCGCCAACGACCTGCGAAGGGATATAGGAAATCACCTCAGCAGTTGCAGTAGTGCCATTTGCAGCAGTGATACGGGCAATGCCAAAACCACTGTGCAGATACTCCCACTCAATGCCAGTATCATCATCACCGGATCCGCCCCAGCCATCCCATGATGTGCCTTCTGTATGCGAAGGGCGCAAAGTACCTGTTTTGCCTGCTGTAACGGCGCGATAGTAGTTACTGTCTGCACGGCGAATATCGCCAATCGACGTACTCTTACTGGTTTCCCATACCGGCACAGAATCCACTGCAGGCTGTTCCAGATAGAACAATTTGCCTACCTGCTCCGCGCCAAAAATAGAGGCGCTTGCCGTTAACGTAATTGTCCCGGTGCTGGCGCTGGCATAAACCGTCACTGACTCGTCAATATTGATATCTTCAAATGGCCCGTTCTTCGTTACCACATCAACCAGTTGCCAGTTGTCATGCGCATAGCGGCGCAACTCTTTCGGCGGGTATGCCGGATGAACCAGCGTAAGCACGTCTGCGCTTTGCGTGAATTTAATTCGGAACAGATCGGCTTCAGTATATGGCGTGGAAATTTCATAAATAACATTGCTGCTGTTCAGCACCAACGCACCATCTTTGATAACGCGCATGTACTGGTGTCCGAACTCCAGAGCATAAGTCTGAACCGTCGAGAACTGGAACGGGATCAGGCGGCATTTCCGATTTGGGTATTTGGCGGCACCGACAAAACGCGTACCAGGTCGATTCTCAACTCCGCCATACTGCCGCACGATAAAGTTATCGCACTTGCGCAATGCCACCTGGTACTTCGCCATGTCAATACGACCGTACAACGACGGTCCAATCTCACCACCGGCAAAGCTGGGCTGGATCCAACTGATAGCCATCAGGACAACCTCGCAATGGTAAACTCGTCAACCGGTGGCAGTGGTTCCTGTGATTCATTCTGGCTATGCGAGCCAGCACTAAGAATCACGCGATTGTACATATTGAGGGCAAACGTACCGAGGTCTGCATTCCCAGTCAGCGCCATGTTAATAGCTGCAGCAAGACGCCAGGCCAACGCCTCCATAAAAATGGCATCAAACATGTTCACATCTGAAACGCGAGAGACATACTTGAGCCATGCCTGCGGCTGGTCTGTGTAGATCAACTTTCCTGTTCCGTTGGTGTCTGCACCAACTTCGTACTGAACGCGCATTGCTGCTGTTGGATTGCGTACACCAGGAAGCATAATTTCAGTAATGCGCAGACAATCGGACGGGTACTGGTACGCATATTCCCAGTCAGGCGGTGGATTGTTCGTATCTGCAAGCGCCACGCGTTTGGTAGCAAAGTTCCAGTCAAAATCAGAAAGCACAGCATCACGGCAGGCCTCAAAGTGCAGCGAACATTCCCCTGCTTCCTTGCTGGCTTCCGTCAGGCTGTTAATGCTGCGGCTGTTGCCAATATTGGACAGCGCACGATTACAGATCTCTACTACAGAGGCCATCACTCACCCCCGTTACCGTAGAGGGTTTCAGCCGCTGATTTTTCTACATCACCGGAAACAGGAGCGATTGCCATATCAGTGATCTGCAGATCGGCGCTGCGATTAACACCATCGTCAGTTTCTCTGGCAGACAGGCCTCGAATAACAGCCTTTGCAGTTATCATCACTTCTGTTCCGACGCCCTGAGGTTGCGCCTTCAGCTTATTCAATGTGTCGTTATTAAGAGTGATGCACAGCCCCCACGGGTATTCATCGCGAGTTCTGGTTTCTCCGCTCTCATCCTGGTAGCTGTCAGTGCCGGTTTTGAGGTTTACGAGTTCCATATACACTCCTGCAATAAAGGGGCCGAAGCCCCTTGTCGGATTCGCGAGGCTTACACGCCCAGTTCTTTACGCTTATCTGCGATCTTCTCGCGGAGCGTTTCGGCTTTAGCGTTATGGTGTGGCTTCTCGTTAAAGAGCAATTCGTACTCTTCACGGAGCTTATCCAGTTCACCATCATCTGACACATCATTGATGATTTTGGTGCTGGTTGCTGCCATTGACACCTTTCCTGCAACTTTTGCTTTTGCCTGTCTGGCTGCATCGTTAACAGGTTCCAGTGCGCTACCAGGCTCACCTTCGTATTCGATTTCTGCCCCCTCCGGCCACAGAGTGTTATGGATATGAGAGAGGCGCAGAACGAGGTATCTTGGTTTCTCACCTGACATCGATATCACCTTAACCAGTTACTTTTGAGCGGATCGGATACGGCGTATTGGCATCAACATCAAGACTGATACCAGCAGTGAATTCGCCAGCCGTTAGTGGGCCAGTTGCGACGGAGTAGTTAACACGCAGATATCGCTGAACACCGGCAGGCACCTTTGCAGAAACAACTCGTTTACCTGCTGTCAGGGCGGTCTTTGCCAGTGCGCCACTATCATAAATAGTGGTCCATGAGCTGTTATTTTCACTCGTCTGCAACTGGATGTTTACAGTTGCATCACCACTTGCCGTGGCGGCTGTGTTAACCAGCGCCCAAAACTCAAGCGGGTAACCAACGCCGATATCACGACGTTTTCCGTCAATTGGACCGAGATCGATTACGTCAGTAGAAGCCGCGGTATCAGTTACCGCCTGTGCTTCGGAGAACATCAACAGTTTGTCGGTGATCATCTTCTTTCTCCATTAGTGGGTCTGTTACGACCCACAGGTTAATAACAGGCGTTACACCACGCGGGCTTCTGTTTCCAGAAGCGCATCAGTTTCACGGATTGGTACACCACGGAATGAAGTCCACCACTCGCCTTCTGTCTCTTTTACGCTGATAGCCAGAGATGTTTTCTCCAGAGACTGCAGATCAAGAGCCTGGCCTACAGTGCGGTTCATGTAGAACACCGGGCGGCCCATGCCACGGTTTGGAATGCGATGTAGTGCTTTAACCATCAACTTCGCAATATTTGCGGCAGAGGATGGTTCTGAAAGATTGCTGACATCGATGTTTGCAATGCGAACAACATAACGCCAGTCACGCAGAGCAAGTCCGTTGTCCCATTTGTAATGGGTACGGTAGCCTTCGTACTTGCCGCCATTAGCATCTTCCAGTGTCACCTGGCCTTTATCTTCCATCTGGATGCCAGCCTTCTGCCCTTTCGGGAAGATGCCATGCACGGTGTTTTCGCCCCACACCACTAACCAGATTGAGGTGTTATCTGTACCCGTGCCACCAGCATCAATGATGTTCTGAGCATTACCCGCAGACAGGCTGGAATAGCGGGAGGACAGTCCCATAAACTGCTGAGGGTTAACGCTGGAATCACCATAAAACAGCGTCTGCGCCATCTGCTGATTCATCGCTTCAATAAATGCGCGGTCTTCAGACAGGCGGAATTCGGCGGTATTGCCGTTCAGATCAGCCAGTGACTTATCGACTTCCGCATAGGTTTCCAGCATGCCAACGGAATCGGTTACCTGCACTGTGGTTGATTTGCTTGGCTGTACGCCATAGTTCAGCAAACGCCAGGTAGCTGAAGGTAAACCAGAACGAATGGTGGTTCGGTGTCCGGTAGGAAGGTTCCCTTCGACAAAAGGCATATCCTGAAGGATCGGGTTAGTTTGACCGAGAAGCTCGATAATCTTATCGACTTTCCCGTTTGGATCGACGCGCTTACCCCAGTCAGCCAGCGTCAGCGCAGTTAAGCCTTTAACAGCCATTGTCATTTCCTCTCTTATTTGCCATAGAGCACTTCGGCCGCACTACGCTGGCCTTCATTACCACCGGTGACCATGCCATCTTCAGACATCGCCTTTCCGATTTTCACGAACGTTTTGACCAGATCAGGGTGATTACCCAGCCCGGTGGTGTTCAGATATTCTTTGAGTTCAGGTGTCCCGAACTGGTCAAGCGCACGCTGTGCGGCGCTAAGGTTAGAAATCAACTTGTCGCCACCGATTTCTTTGTCGGCTTTTACATCCGCAGCCCACTGCTCGGTTGTTTTCTGCCAGGCTTCTGCCTGGCGCTGCTGAACACCTGCCAGAATCTTCGGATAAGCATCAACCAGCTTTTGCGCTTGCTCGTTGGTCAGGTTTAGTTCTCGCGCCACCGGCTCGAATTCCTTCAACGCTTCTGTATCCAGCTCTACGCCTTCGGCAGCCTGAAACTCGTACTTTTCAGGCGCACCCTCTGGTTTATCGCCGTCCTTTTTTTCATCCTGCTTATCGTTTTCAGGCTTTTTGTCATCAGCAGGTTTATCGCCATCAGCAACAGGTTGTGGCTTATCACCTTCCTGTTGTGATGGATCACCAACTGGAGCAGGGTTATCACCTGCAGGCGCTGACGGTTCTGACGCAGCCGGAGCTGCTCCACCATCGACTGGTTGCTCATTGCAAATACGGCGATACAGCAAACGCTCAAATAAATTCATGATCACTCCTGTTCACTGGCCTCTTTGGCCATCTTCAAATACTGTTCAGGGCAATGCGCCATAACGCGCTGAAACAGTTCCAGCGCCAGATTGCGTTGCCCCTCATTAAATGCCATTGCCATAGCGTCCATCGGTGAGATAGCGGAAAACACACGGCCTTTCTCCAGCACCGACCAGACAACGCGACGCCCCTGTTCACTGCTCATGACAAAGCGAATGTCATCAATTTCACGCTGCGCCATGTCACGTTGCTTACGGGCGTTTTCTTCTTTCAGTTGATCGTCTTCGTAATCTGTCATTGTGATTGCCCACCCTGACCACTAACTGCATTCGCCATAGCTGACAAAACACTCGGATCCGAAGTTTTAGCTTCACTTAGCGTCTTGGCACCCTGTGCCGCCGCCATCCCCATCGCCATCATTTGTTGCTGCTGTTGTTGCTGTGCCCGTTGCTGGCGAGCCTGCTCAACCTGTTCCTGCGGAACAATGACGGTTGGAGACACTCCGGACATATCAGCGAATGCATCGATCGCCTGATCAACGTTGAGTTTGTCGAGAGCTTCTGGTTTCGCTTGCGCAAGTTGACCAATGAAGTTGACCGTAGACGCCAGACTGGACAGGCCGATAGACTTCTGCGCCTGAGCCATGACGGAAATGTATTCGACCTTCAGGGGCATACCTTCCATCGCGTCAGGCGGTGGCGGCAGCATGTTTTTACGCACCATCATCGAGAAAGCGCGGTCAATGAGAGGATTAAGACATTCGTCGTTCAGACGCTCCAGAACCGGCCCCAACATCAGAAGTTTTTCTTCTTTCATTTCGATCACCGCTTCAACAGGCATCGAGCGGGTATTGATGTTCTGCAACATCATGAACAGATCGACAAAGTAGGCGCTGTTAATGATTTGACGGGTGTCCTGAATGTCTGCCACCAAATCTGCTGTACTGGGGTTAACCAGATAAGCAGGCCTGAAACCATCCTGACCAGTAATCTGATCGATATACGTGATGTCGCCAGGAAGAAGGGAGGCACGCTGATTCTTGAGGGAAGTCGGAGCAACCATCGGCGGATTGGTGGCTTTATCAATCAACTGCGACTTGCGCTTCTGGAGAAGCTGCAATGCCTTAACAGGTCCAAGCGCCAGCATACCCGGGCATGATGATCCATAAACATCTTCGCCGTTAACTTCCCAGCGCGGAGCCATAATTGGAAACTCATCGAATCCGGACTCACGCAACAACTTGTCGTTATCGCCACCAACCTCGTAATAAACCGATTTGAATGGCTTGTTCTTGCTATCCAGCTTCGATGTATCGCGGTCAATGTTCGGGTAAACCGAATGCATCACTTCAATCCACTTCTCGTAGGTGCCGCTTTCCCACATGCTTTTTACGGATTCGCTGACGTTATTTAGCCCGAACTCCTGAACAAGCTGACGAACAGTCATAGAGAACTTGCGAAAACAGGTGTCCACACTGCCACGAGGTGAGTTAGCCAGGTAGTAACTGCCTATCGGGAATGGCATTGTGCGAATGATGTCCTCGTCATCCTCCAGCACCGCCATTGCACCAGTGCTGTATGTGCCGAGGCTTCCGTATAACTGCGGAAGAGACTGGTAGAGATTCGACTTATTGAACATATCGTTCATGCGGTTCTGCACCGCCTCGAGCCACAACTTAACAGGACCATAATCCATCATTTCAGGATCTGGCGTAGCCAGGCGAAACCACGGACGCGCAGGGCTTGTGATGCCTGACATCATGCCGCTGGCGAGAGTGCGCGCCGCCATAGTCCCGGTCGAATCAATAATGCGTGTATTGCGTCGATCGTTACGGTTGACTTCAGAAGTCAGAAAGCGGGAACCACGCGGGTTGATGTAATCACTCAACTCGCGCCAGTGCGGCTCGAACGACTGACGCTCGCTTTCAAGTTGTGCGAACTGTTTGTTCAATCGCTCTTTAGTTGTTTCCGCCATTTCCATGACTCCGGTTACTGACCAAGCAGCGTTTTACCGCTGGTATTAGCGGTTGATGTGTCGCCCTGAGAACCGGTAAGCAGCGTAGAACTACGACCAGCAGCAGCGCGACGGCGACGTGTTTCTTCGTCGCGGGCATCAACAACGGCGGCATCCTGCTCCTGTGGTGCTGCCTGAACTTCTGGTGTTGCAGGCACTGATGGTGAGCTACCCATGCACATATCAATGACTCCGTACGCAATTAAATTATTACCAATTTAACCACATATGATTTATTTATCGTAGAAGGTTGACATTTAACGCGTTAATTATTACCTTTCAGGTAACCAAAGGGCTCATTCTGGTTACTAACCTGACTGGCTTGTCGTTAAATTAAACAGGTGGAGTGAGCTTTTATTTTGAGCAGTACGGCGTATGGCACATGCGCCGATAGCGGTCTGGATACGTTTAAGGGGCACCCTCCCTTGCTCGGGCAAACGAACCAGGTAGCCGGAATGTGCAAGTCGAGCGGTTTTATTCCGCGCACGGGGATTCACCATCCCGGCGATTCGATGTGACGCCTCGGAAGAGACGAGGGTACAACGATGAGAGCATTTATGGAGCCGCGACAAAGTGTGGCGCCTTAACAGGCTAAGTGCTCTCAGCGTTGTGGCATTAGCTCAGTTGGACAGAGCAACCGCCTTCTAAGCGGTTGGTCGCAGGTTCGAATCCTGCATGCCACGCCAGAATCACGCCTAAGGACCGTGATGCCAGAAGTTCCAGGTGCTTGGCGGTGATAGTTTCCCTTGAAGGACTATCACCGCCCTTTTTACAGCAGGACGCCATTGCGATGACTTCATGCTGTAAACCCGTACAGCCACGGAAGGCATAACTCATTGCTTCCAGTTCGCCCGGTTCGCCGGGCATTTTTTTAAGGTGAGATTATGAACGACCAGCAAATCGAAAAAGAAATCGTTGAGAAAGGCAAAACCGCTCCGCGTGTAACACCCGAGAAAATTGAAGGCCTCATTTGCAGTGAGCATTTTTTCACTGCTGCGCAGGGTGACCACCAGGCTAAAGAAGATGACCTTATTTATAATCCGGAGCCTTATGTCGAAGCCACCCCTGATGCTCTGCACCTTCTCACTTTCTGCGTATTGGTACTGAAGAATGGCTTCACCGTTACCGGAGAGAGTGCCTGTGCAAGCCCGGAAAACTTTGATGCAGAAATTGGTCGGAAGATTGCCCGGCAGAATGCTGTAAACAAAATCTGGATGCTCGAAGGTTACTTGCTGAAGCAGAAGTTAAGCGAGCAATAACACCGTGACATGTCACAAACAGCCAGCCGATGAGCTGGCTTTGTTTTATCCTCACCAGAGGATATCAGCAGTATTATCCCCACCAGCGGATTAAGCATAAGGGTCATAATCCGTTATGGCCCTTCCCTGCTGGCTTTGCTGTCCAGGTATATTTATGCGTTTCGAGACCGGGAAAGCAAACGTCAGCAGTAGCGCATCGCCTTTACCAGGAGAACGCCCAAGTCGCTCTTTGATATCTTCCTTCGGTTCGATAACGATTTTACCGTCCACTCGAACTTTGTACTCTGCCGCCGACAGGTCGTCTGCTGTTTCCTGGTCATCCAGCATGCCGCCCAGCCTCAGCCATGTCTTGCATGAATTGAACATCTCCCCACGCTTGTTGAGCATCTGCGGGTCAGTAGACGCGCCACCGAACGGAACAAGTTGCCATGTACGACCCCAGCCGTCACCGATTGACTTCAAACCGGTTCCGTAACCGAAGTCGATGAACACCGCGTCAGCCTGATACTGGTCTTCAAAGTCAGCGATACGCTTCGCCATAATCAGATCGTCGGTAGTCTTGTTGCCAGTCCACAGCACCTTACTGTGTAGCCCCTGCCGCAGGTATATCACAGCGTCATCAACGCCGGAGTATGCCGGGTCAACGCCGATTATCACCGGAGCATGTGCAACCTGCGCAGCGGTTACCACCCGTTTCATTGCCTCGTCAGTAAGACCGGTAGGGATAAACTGCAATTCAGATGCATCAGGGAATATGCCACGCACACGGATTTTAACGAAGTCGCTGTCTTCCCCGTAGTCATCAACCCATTTCTGCAACTGCTGTTTGTTAGTGCCTTCCACCGTCCGGCTGTCAATCTGCGCAGTTTTCCAGCGGTGTTTATATTTGCGGAAACATTCGCGAAAACGCCCGGTGTTACGTGTAGGGTTTCCGAACGCCACCCAGATAATCTCAGTGTCTTCGTCCGTAAGCGCACCCTCGGCAACTTCCCACACCAGATCCGCAATGTTCGACGCTTCATCAAACACCACGATGATGCGTTTGCGCTCGTTGTGTAGTCCGGCGAATGCCTCGGTGTTGTGCTCAGACCAGGGTATTGCGTCAGCCCGCCACCGCTTGTCGTGCCCTAGGTCATTGCTGTACATCGCGGTAGCGGTACAGGTAAACCAGTCTTTCGTGATAGCAAGGTTCGACCACTTGATAATTTCCGGCCAGGTCTTCGTTCGTAGCTGGTTGTCGGTGTTGGCGGTCACCACGACCTTACAATCCTCGCAAGTGGACATGCCCCAGTTGATCAGCATTGAGATGAATGCGGATTTACCAATACCGTGACCAGAAGCGCGTGCCAGCATAAGCGGCTGATAGCGCGTCTCTGGATTCTGCAGGTGATCACGTATCTCTCGGAACGCATCAGCCTGCCACTGACGTGGGCCGGTGGCATGTGCCAGTTCAGTCCCCTCTTCCCCCCATGGGAACGCATAGAGGGCATAGCCAAGCGGATCGTGAGTGAACCCTGCAATATCCTCGATTAACTGCTCTTCAGGAGATAACGCTGTATCTGTCACTGATTGCCATCCTGACGTTCTTTCAGTCTCTTCCTGGCTGCCGCTATGCGATCAGCAATTGTCACATTCACATTAACATCCAGGCGTTCTTTGAATGCGTTGACGTCGACGTGCTTACCAATCAGTTCGAGGTTCTTCACCTTGTCAGGCCATTTAATTTTTTTGAGGATTGTCTCTATCGAATCCTCGTTCATGTTCATGATGGTCGATGACAGATCAAAGCCACTAAGCGTAGTGCGCCAGATTTTCGGCCACTCGCGGATTGGCTTAAGGCTCCCATCGTCGTTGAGGATGTCGATCACGTCCATCTGGTCGATCTCCACCAGGCGCATGAGAACGTAATCAGCACTGACGCGCATTCGTTTGTTGCGCTCTTCCATCAGCTCGGCAATCCGTTTTTGAATGCGTTCATCGCGCATCATGAGACTGGCTTTAACTGCCGCTGTATTTGGGGAGAATCCTGCGTTAATCGCAGCCTGAGTCTGGTTTTCAGGCGTTTGGATGTATGACTGGCAATAAGCCTCCTGCATTGCTGTTAGTGGCTTAAATTGCGTTGATTTGCGTTTATAGGTTTTAGGTTCAGCAGGCATCATAACCACCGTGGTAATAGTTACCGTTGTGGTAATAGTACCATGCAAAATAAAGCCGCCATAGTTGGCGGCAGTATTCAAAGTCCATCAAATTCATCGTAAAAACTCTCGTCAAGATACCCTTCCCATTTACCGCGAATGAAAATTACATCCTCGCCGCAAGGGTGCTGACTGTCGATAACTATATCCCTCCTGGCGCAACCATACTTATGCATGAGAAATTTAACCTCTTTCGGAAAATTTGCTGAGTTATCTCTCATATCTTCAAGGTCGTAGCGTATTTTTGGCATAACACCTTCGTGACATGTCACACTATTAATTTCGTTTCATGCCAGCCTTTAGTCACCCAGCATTGCGAGTCACCATTACACGGGCATGAATTAACGGGAACTCTCTCGCCGCACTTACCGCAAAGTTTTCTGCTGATCGATTTTATACGCCCGCGCACACGTGCATCATCCTGGCGGATCAGCAGCGCGATGTACTCGGCCATTTCATAGGGATCGTGACCAGGGCGCCGGGCGGCGCAGTTCCGCGCCAGCATTTCCTGCTCCTGCTTATCCAGAACCAGTTCAATTTTGCGCTCACCGGCGGCGGACTGCCGAGCGCGCTGCGCGGCTTTGCGCTCTGCTGCTGATTTAGCCATCAATATTCACCTTTATAGCGAACACCTTTACCGGTTTATCGCCGAAGTGCGGATGTGTGATTGTCTTGATTTCATATCCGTCATACGGGACGTCAATTCTGCGGCTGGAATCGTCGCGCTTCGGATATCCCTTTGTGATAATCAGGCGGTCATACTCGCGGAACATAATTCGCTTATTCCAGTAGTCATTACACAGGCGATACTCTTCCGTTTTCTCTCCGCGAATCATGGCATCGAAGTATTCACCTTTAACGGCAAGTTGCAGGTTAGCCACGACCTTCCTCCTTTGGCTTGTGAATTTGTATCGTCATGCCGCTTTGAGTGGTGACTACAACGACAGAACCAGGCTGAAGACTGTTAAGATTGAATGCTTCGTAAAACGAAGCCAAGGCCAGCGCTTTTTTATTCTTTCGGTTCCACCAACGCCATCCATTGCTACAGGCTACACTGACAATCCACTGTCCACTCCTGTAAGCCATATAAAACCAGATGAGCAAAACCTGAATGAATGCTATCCAGTCAATAATCGTATATTTCGCGAAGGAGACCATCAATTAACCTCCTGCGGCGGTTCCGGTAGAGGCATCCAGTACAAGGCGTTCCCTAACCACGATAAAGTGCCGTCGCTCAACTCCACGTATTCCCCTTGTACCTGTCCTGCCATATACTCGCCGTGCTTTGAATAAATTAAAATCCAATCATCTTGAGCGGGCATTCGCTCACTACAGCTTATCCAACCATCCGGAGTTACCGGATAGTTGCCAGCCTGAACAGTAGGCATATCAGGACCTTTGCGAATCGCCCTGGCAAGATCGATTGGGTCGTCGTACAACCAGTCACCTGTTTGCGGATGATTGGCTTCTGCCAATTGTGCAGCCCACTCCAGGCCGTCTTTGTGTCCTTGCAGATAGTCCAGCGGTAACTCATCACTATTACTTACAGGTTCGGCCTGAAGCATGGCGGCGCGGCAGGCGTTCCAGCCTCTCACCTCTGCAATAGCGGCAACAGCATCGACCGCGTACATTTTAAGAGGGTTAGGCATTGGTTTTTCTTCAGGTACTACTGGCACTGGAGGGGCGGCATAAACAGGAATAACGTCCGGTTGCTCTTTATTGCTTTCATCCGTTAAAGCCCAGAATAATTTCCCGGCCGGATGTTTGAAAATATAAGCAACTGGTTCTGCTTCCAGTGATGCCAGCGCAATTTTGTATACTTCCAGATCCATTTGTGCAGTTACTAAATCAGGATAACGATCCATAACCGTTATATTGCGCTTAATCATCTCTATTAATTGTTCTTTAGTAAAAGTGGTCATTCGTTATGCCTCAATACACAAAATCTGTTTTAAATTCATGGTTACATTCTGGACAGCATGTTTCGTAACCTTTTATTTCTTCACATGCCTGTTTTGCTCCAGAAAAATCCCAGAAATCTGGATCACAAAGCAGATCGAAATTGTGACCGCATTTTGGGCATTCGGTATCAAGTGACAGATTCCAGTAAGCAGTGGTGTTTTTATCCATATCAGTCTCCTTTGATGCGAATGCCAGTGGTACTCATTCTCCTGATTTCCCAGAGCACACGAGGAACACCACCGTTTCCGACCGGATCGCGTTTACTCCGCAGGGCGACGCTTGATTCCGCCCAGCTTTTTCTTGGAGGAAGCTCTTTCACACGAACAAAACCAGCTGCGCGAAGAGATGCTCCTGATTCATCTGCCTGGGTGTACGTAATACAACGTTGATAACCCATAGCCTTTGCTGCCCGCCAGACAGCACCATAAAGCGCGCTGTTAGCGTTGCGTTCTCCTGTGGTACATGTGCGATTTACTTCAAGCGTTAATCCATCGTCCAAATGTCGTGCAACAGGTCTACCGGCTGTCGCCACACCTATCAATTCTCCGGCATCATTTCTCAGACCAATGCTGAATTTATGCCCCACCGGGGGTTTATTGTGTCGGTGATGTCTGGATATAAACGCCTTCGCAACACGAAGAGTAACCGGTGAAATCTGCACTCTCACTCTCCTTTGATGCGAATGCCTGTTGCAATGCTGTTTATGATGCTGTCAGTGCATGGGGTAGAAAGCTGGGCATCTCCAGCAATTTTCATGACCTCAACATCTGCATATCGAATACCGAGGTGTATCAGACCGGCTATGCCTGACTTAAGCCGAGCATTTTCCATAAATAGAACTTTTGCCCGCTGTTTTTCTGCTTCAAGCTCAACGCGCAGCTTCCCTACCGTTAGCGCAATATCCTCGTTCTCCTGATCGCGGCTTTTGATGTATTGCTGGTTCCTTTCCCGTTCATCCAGTAGTGCCAGCACGGTTTCTGGTCCGGCCAGAAATTTGAAGGCGTTGAGCGCATCAATATCCACACCGTAATCTTTAAGTTCCTGTTCACTTAACAAATCATCATCAGCTGGCAACATTAACAGGCGTTCCATTGCTGGAATTGCACGTTCCGCCGCCTCACGCAGTGCCTGGTAATTAATTTCGCTCACTGGTTGCCTCCTTTGCGAAGCTGGGCAGCAAAGTCAACTAACCACTCAGTCATTTCAACCTTCCCTACCAGGTCTGAACCAGGGTGCATACAGCAATCACTCTGCGCCGCTTTGAAATCCTTATACTCATATTCTTGGGCCACCAGATTTTTTGCAGCTTCTATAGCAGCATCCACCCCCTGCGCCCGCACTTCAGACAGGAAAGCATCGGTGGCTGGCATATTTCCTGTTGCCTTCATTGCCTCCAAAATAACCAGAACGCCATCTCGCCCAATCTCCTCGCAGATAACCTCGGTGCTGTCGCCAACAACATCGCAAAATGCCTGAACTGCTTTACGAGCCAGCGCATTCTCCGCAGCCAGCGCATTAGCACGCACCAGTTGCACTTCCAGTTGCGTTGCCAAATAGCTGATCAGCTTTGCCACACTGCGCATATCAACGGCACCACATTCTGCTTTCAGTTCCGAAGCCATCTCATGCCCGGCGGCAACTAACCCTTTGATATTACTTTCCATCTTTACCCTCGCTTATCCACATAACTTATTGATTACATTGATAACTAAAAAGATCGTCGATTCAGAACTCTTCGATGTTCCAGCCACCACCTGCTTTCTTTGGCTTAACCGTTACCCCGATGATTCGGAACGGATACTGATCTGCGGCGACTTTGGTTTTCACTCTGGCGTCATCGGTCCAGAATCCCCCTTTCACTTCGTGCAGTTCCATCTCGCCGGTGGCGAGCATCACAGCAAAATCTGGCGTATAGAACGTGTTGTCAGCTAACCGCAGCTTGATACCCTCAAATCGATACCAGACGATTTCTCCTGCACGTTTACGCAGCTCAAGGTGCTGGCAATACGCAGATTCTGTTTTGTTCATCTGGCCTGTTTTGAGTCGACCAAGAGCCTGCATCTGTTTTCTCATGATTTACCCCTTAGGTAATTAAAAACCACATAAGACACGAAATCAATAGATTTTAGAATATTTTATTACCTCTAAGGTAATTATCGAGACGTAAAAAAATGCGCTATCGCGCTGGTATTACTTGATAAATCCTGACGCCTTTCCCCGCCTGTATTCCTCCATCAGCCACTGCGCCGGTGTTATTCCCCCAAGGGTGGCGGCGTTAGGCATGCACCCGAAACTTCGCCCTGGTGGATGGTAAACGTCTCTCCCTGTGTCCGGAGGCGTACTCATGGGTTCTGGCTTTGCCTGTATGCTGATCACCGGATCGGGTATCTGCTGTCCGGAAGCCACCTTTTTCGCCCAATCATCGAGCAGCCTGCGCGCGTGTTTCTCAACCTCAATCTCGCTAAGCTGGCGCTGATACATTGCACGGCGGGTATCACATACGACCCAGTACATAACCGGATGTCGCCACGGGAATCTTTCGGGACCACCAGGATATAAACTTTTTTCCTTGCTGTACCGGTGAAACTCCGCCATCACATCGTCAATGGTGACGCCAAGAACCATCTTGCTGTCTTTACACCACTTGATGAATTGCCCTGGCGACGGCCAGAACGGAGACTCACTGGCGCGGGCGTGGCGCATACCAGCGTTAACCTGTTCCATTGTTGTGATCCCATTCTCCAGAAACGCAAGCATCCATTGTTTTCGAAATTCGTTTAGCTTTCCTTGCTCGCTGATAGCAGCGATGCTGCCTGGAAATGCAGCCTGTAACTGGACAAACATTTCGTTGAAAATTCTTGCAACCTGCTCCTTCTTTGCCCTTTCATCGTCAGCAGAAGCAACCGCCGTCGAGTGGTCATGCCCACCACGAAAGCGATCGTACTCATTAAGAAGTTCTGGAGTTGATTTCATCCCACACCTCATCTATCCAGTCAGTGTTATGCCAGTCAAGGCTCTTTCTGACTTCACCTGATTTCTGTCTACAGAACTGGATGCGCCTTGCCAGCTTCTGCTCCCACTGTGCCTGATGGTATGCCTTACCCTCAGCCATCCAGTAAATTCTGAACTCTGCAAGTTCCTGTGCCGTTGGCAGACTGTCCAGGTAGATTCCCTGCAATGAGCTTTTCCGAAGAAAGTCATCTGATGGCTGCCATTGTTCATGCATGACAAATTTGCCTAATTGCCCTGGCCCACCAGGAGGAACAAAGTTATTCATCACGGCGTTGTTTGCGCCGGGGTCATGAGGCACAGAATCCCCGGTTTTTGTCCTGCTCTCCCTCTCTTGGTTAAATGACTGGTTATATGACTGGTTCTGGATCCCGTTTTTGGGATCATTCAACATCCCGTTTTTGGGATCATTCAACATCCCGTTTTTGGGTATATTCCCGTTTTCGGTAACATTACCGTTTTCGGGTTCATTGCCCCCCTCCCGGTTGCCTTTAATGTTCCCGTTTTTGGTTATATTAAGAGAGAAAACCCGCACTCTTTTTGTCGCTCCCTTTCTCTCTCCGGTATCTGAAATAAGCCCCATTTTCATGAGCGATATAAGCCCGGCCTGCACGGTTTTTTTATTCAGGCAAGTGTCTTTAACGAGGCGTTCTATGCTGGGGTAGCAGAGGTTATATTCATCGGCTCTGTCAGCCATCGAGAGCAGTATGAGCTTTAATGATGAGCTACCTGGATCTGTCTCCCAGGCCCAATCTGTTGCATGTCTGCTCATGATTAATCTCCGCTATCAGCTTGAGTGTTGTGGGGAGGAATTAATCATGATCTGCTTAATCTCTGCCCTGATGCGACGGTTTGATTCCATGGTGCACTCAACACAGTGTCCGTTGTAAACCCAGCGTTCACTGTCATGTCCATGCTTACATGGTTTTCCGGTGTAGTAGCGTTTAAGTCCGCGCTTTGCGGCATCAATACGTGTAATGATTTCCATGGTAAGCCCTGTTATTAGTATTGGGATTACGGTCATTTTGTGCTGACACAAAAAAAAGATCAACCAGATTTGGTTTTTTATTACCTTTGAGGTACGAATAGATATGAAAAGACCGCCGGGTGGCGGTCTACAGAGGGTTGTAGCTGGATATCATGAGTAGAAGAAGTATGCCAGTTCTGCTTTTGAGCGCAGCCATTGTCTTGTTTTACAGGCTTTAAAAAGCCCATTCATCAATACCTTACCTGGCATTTTGCGCTTACCTGTTAAGTGAGTCTGGATATAGTGACTCGTCGTTCCGGCTTCCTGTGCGAAGGCTTCACGCTCATCCGGAGTAAGTGCAAGCCAGTGCTTTTTGAAATCGAAATGTCCGTTATCGCTCATAGCTATTGCCTGATATTTATTTCAGATAATAAATATTCACCCATAAGGTAACAAAAATCAAGGATAGTTACCTACGGGGTGCATTTACCTGTTGGGTAATATTGCTTTAAATTGAATCATCTACTGATTCATATATGAGGCGATTTTCCAGAAAATGAAAAGTATCCAGGACGTCCGCAGGCAAAATCTCAACGACTTGATCGACCGTGAATTCAATGGTGTTCAGACGCGGATGGCAGAAAAACTTGGAACTCAGGCAAATCTGGTAAACCGCTGGGCTCTTGGCAAGAAGGTTATCGGCGACCAGGTTGCGCGAAAAATTGAAGCTGCCGCCAATAAACCCCGTAACTGGCTTGATATCGATCGCTCGCTTTCTCAGGAAGGTTTTCAGCCTGTCGGCCCAAGCGACATTGGTCAGCTGGCGGCTCACAACCTGGAACGCTGGATGAGCGAAAGCCGCGACCTTTCAACACAGGGAAAACTTCACCGCGCATCCGGCGTCGCCCAGGTGACAATCAGCCGCCTGTTAAACAATGAGGTCAGCGTTTCCATTTCCACCCTGGAGAATGTTGCATCCGCATTCGGGCGTCACGGCTATGAATTACTGATTCACCCGCACGACCCTGCGACTATCAACTATGACCGCTCGCGCTACGCATTGTTACCCGAAACAGAGAAGGCAAAGATCGAAAGTTACATTGAATTTGTCATCAGCCAGAACGAAAAAAACAAACAATAAAATCATATTTTTCAGTAAGTAAGCCGCCTCATGGCGGCTTTTTTATTGCCAGCAAGATTACCTTATGGGTAATTTTTTTAACTCATATCTATTGACATCAAACCAGATACGCATAATCATTACCTCAACGGTAACAGACCGAGGTAACAAATTATGCAGTGGAAAATCATCAACGGTTGGTACTGCGTTACTGCATGCGGATTCATGAGCTGGAAGTTCCGCACCTTACAGGAAGGCATTAAGTGGGCTTTCGTCAGCAAAGAAGCTCGCGATGTGGCCAACGATAACGAGATATGGGAGGGCTGATAATGAACGTTAATCAGCAGAAAAATCTTCAAAAAATCATGCAGGCATTCGACAAGGACTACCACCTGTCAGAACAGCTATATGACCGACAAGTTGAACTGATTGAGAGCATCCGACTTCATCAACTGTCATCAACTTTCGACGTTGTAACAGGCAAAGGCGTTCGTCAGGAAGTACTGGAGGCTGCTAAAGACAGCCCTGAGTTCGAAGAACTGATGGATGCCTATCGGCGAGAGGCAATGGCAATTATCGCCCGCTGGGATCTGGCGGATCAGCTTGATGGACAGAAGGACGCGGCATGAAACCGGGAATTTATTTCGGCATCAGCAACGAAGACTACCACGCAGGTGACGGCGTGAGTAAGTCGCAACTGGACATGGTTGCCAAGAATCCGGCGCTTCTTAAATGGGTTCAGGCAGCACCAGAAGACGAAGAGAAAAAGTCTGCATTGGATATGGGAACCGCATTGCACTGCCTGCTTCTGGAACCTGGAGAATTCGACAAACGCTTCATCGTGTCACCGAAATTCGATCGTCGGACAAAACAAGGTAAAGCTGACGAAGAAGCATTTCTTCGTGATGTGGCGGATATGGGTATTACGGTACTTGATGTCGAGCAGTGGCGAAAACTTGAGCTCATGCGTGATAGCGCAATGGCTCATCCGGCGGCACGCTGGATGTTGGAAGCACCTGGTTACTGCGAAGCATCAATGTACTGGAACGATGAAGAGACGGGTGAGTTGTGCCGAATTCGTCCAGACAAATGGCTGAACGAGCACAACGTGATCGTCGACGTGAAAAAGGTTGCAGATATGGACCGTTTTGCACGCCACATCGAGGAATTCCGCTACCACGTGCAGGACGCAATGTACCGCGAAGGCGCAACGAGGGTTACTGGTCAACCGCATGGTTTTTTCTTTCTTGCCGTGAGCGAAAGCATTGATTGTGGTCGGTATCCGGTACGCGTGTTCGAGTTGGATGCGCCGGATGTCGATGCCGGGCACGCTCTGTTCCGCCGGGATCTGAATACCTATCACGAATGCCGCATAAATGATGAATGGGGCGGCGTGGAAATTATTAAACGCCCTGACTGGGCACGTAAACAGGATATGTATGTATGAGCAATGATATCGCAATCACATCACAACCAGGCGCAACTGTAGGCACTGCTGCGGCAATCTTCAGCCCCGAGGGCATGAATCAACTGGTGCGTTTCGCGGAGTTGATGTCACAAAGCAAAGCGACTGTACCGAAACATCTTGAAGGCAAACCTGCCGATTGCCTGGCGGTGACTATGCAGGCGGCACAGTGGGGAATGAACCCTTTCGCCGTGGCGCAGAAAACGCATGTGGTAAACGGAACGTTAGGCTACGAAGCACAGTTGGTAAACGCGGTCGTATCCTCTTCCAGCCTGCTGGCGACACGCCTGAATTATCGCTGGAGCGGTGACTGGTCGAATGTTAACGGCAAAACAGATAAATCACCGAATCTGACGGTAACTGTGTCAGCAGTTCTTAAAGGTGAAACAGAACCCCGTGAGCTTACCATCAGTATGGCGCAAGCCGGAGTGCGTAACTCTCCATTGTGGGAACAGGATCCGCGCCAGCAGCTTGCCTATCTTTGCACGAAACGATGGGCTCGCCTGCACGCTCCTGATGTGCTTCTCGGTGTTTACACCCCTGACGAATTACAGGAAACGGCACCGCGCGTTGAGCGAGACATTACTCCGCAAACAACTACTGCTGCGGGAATGAACAGTCTGATCAACGCTAAACCAGTGAAAAAGCCTGATGAGCAAACTCGTAAAGCGGATAGCCGTGATCCAGAAGAAATGCTGATGGCCTTTACCAGCGCAGCGATGAATTACAGCACTGTCTCCGAACTGGATAAGGCTTACAAATACATTGCACAAAAACTTTCAGATGATGACGAACTGCTGGCAAAAGCCACCGACGTTTACAGCGTTCGTCGGGAAGAATTAAACGAAACATCTATGTAACCACCACCGCGGCGCCACGCGCGCCGCACTGCAACCAAGAGAGGTATTTATGAAAGGTGCATTAGGTAAGAAGGAACTCCTGGCGGTGGTGCCACTGTCATGGAGCACTATCGACCGTATGGAGCGCGCAGGGGAATTTCCTAAACGCTGGTATATCACCGATAAACGCTGCGCATGGAACCGTGACGAAGTTGAGCGTTGGCTTGATGAACGTCAGGCAGCAAGCCCGGCAGAGTTCCAGGGTAAAAAACCTCCTGTTCAGCAACGTGTATATCGTCCCGTGAGCAACGCTGCATGAGTGCGCTGCTAAGGCACTGGATCAAATGGTCAGGATGGTACTTATTCCTGGCCTCTGTTTCAGCATGGCTTTATCTGCTGGCATTAATTTTCAGAGAGGGTTGGATTAAGTGAGAAAGTTAAGCCGACTTGAAAAATACCACATGAATAAGGTTTCAATGCGCAGTCCGTCAAAGATTGTCGCCGTTACTCCTGCGGCGATAGAGATCGAAAAACGCGCGATTGAAAGAGAGAAAAAAGGGCAGTTCCGCATTGCCGCTCACCTTTGGCTTCAGTGTATGGATGTTGCTTCTGGTGATGTTGAACGTGCAAGGATCGCGGTTCGCAGGGACCAATGTATCACAAAAGGTAACGGCCTTCGCCGTGGCGACTATAGCGGCATAGGATGTTGTGGGGTGGTTTATGACTAAGAAATACACACTAATCTATGCAGATCCACCCTGGGTATACCGGGACAAAGCCGCAGATGGTAATCGCGGTGCCGGTTTTAAATATCCAGTTATGAGTGTGCTGGATATCTGCCGCCTTCCTGTGTGGGATTTGACCGCTGAAAACTGTCTGTTGGCCATGTGGTGGGTGCCAACACAACCACTCGAAGCACTAAAAGTTGTTGAAGCCTGGGGATTTCGTCTGATGACGATGAAGGGCTTCACGTGGATAAAATGTGGTAGTCGACAACCAGATAAACTGGTTATGGGTATGGGACACATGACTCGCGCCAATAGTGAAGATTGCCTGTTTGCGGTAAAGGGAAAACTACCTACGCGCATTAATGCAGGGATCGTTCAGTCATTTACCGCACCGCGGCTTGAGCATTCAAGAAAGCCAGATATCGTTCGTGAAAAACTTGTGCAATTATTAGGCGATGTTTCTCGCATTGAACTGTTCGCCCGCCAGACGTCTCATGGCTTCGATGTTTGGGGTAATCAGTGCGAAGACCCGGCAGTGCAACTACACCCTGGATACGCGTTGGATATTGGCGGATTAACAAATGCATTCAGCAATGCTCCGCTGTCACCAACAGACATCCAGGGGCGGGAGCGTGCTGCATGAACAGGGCATCACCAGCAGATTTAAGAAAATGCCTTGAAACTGCAAACATGCTTGCACACAGCGGGATCAGGTTTGTTCCAATTCCCGCTGTCACTGATGCTGAATTTGCAACACTGTCAGCAATATTCGAAAACAAAATTGAATCACTGGCAGCAGAAGCAGAGATGGAAGAAAATCAGCAGAACTATTAAACGTTATTCCCCCGCCATCCACTTCTCAAACTTCGACGGGGAGAACGGAATCAGATCCGTATGCTCCCCGTCAATCCATGAATCAATCATATCGGCCCACTGCTGCAACATGTAGGCGCGCTGTCTGGCGTATTCCGCTTTGTTATATACGGCGCGCACACCTTTCTGCTCATGTGCCAGAGCCTTTTCAATCCAGTCTGAAGGATAACCAGCCTCATGCAACAACGTACTGGCTGTACGGCGCATATCGTGTACGGTGAAGCCCTGAATATGCTCACCATCTTCATTTATTATTTTCACCGTTCTGTCGATCAGAGAGTTCAGCGCGGCATTAGATAATGGCTTCCGGAAATTGTAACGACCAGGAACCAGATATTCACTTCCACCAGCGCACATCTGCAACCCAACCAATATATCCTGTGCCTGTTTAGGCAGGTAAATAACGTGCGCCCGGCTTCCCTTCATGCGGTCTGAAGGAATTGTCCATGTCCATTTTTTAAAATCTATTTCATCCCACGTTGCATTGGTGAATTCGCCTTTACGAACCATAGTGATAAGCACCAGCTTTAAAGCCATTTTCATAGTGCCCATAGCACCAATGGCATCCAGCGTGCGGAAGAACAGGCCAATTTCTTCTGGTGTCAGTGTTCGCTCTCGTGGTTTAAATATGGCGATAGACGAAGGTTTAATGTCAGCCGCAGGATTAAACAAACCATGACCACGGTCATTGGCGTGACGGTATACGCTGCTGATGATCTCCCTAGCCTGTACTGCTGTTGCCCGACCACCGCGTTCGACAATCCGGTCACACAAATCACGAACCATCGATGTGGTAATTTCAGCCATCATTTTGTTACCAAGAACAGGAAGTATGTCACGGTCGATCACCGCCTGCTTCATTGCGCGGGTACTGTCAGCCAGGATGACGTGTTTCATATAACTGTCGGTATGTACCGCAAACGTCTCGGCACCACGAATCTTTTTGATACCGTCACGTTTAGCCGCAGCCGGTGACTGGCCTGCTTTAAGCAGCTTCTTTGCAGCAATCAGTTCTTCTCGCGCTTCTGCCAGGCTGATACCGTCACGCCCATACTGCCCGATTACCAGTGTTTCGCGGCGACCGTTGATACGGTAGTCATAGCGAAACGAGACCGTGCCTGACGTAAGCACAGCTACATACAGCCCGTCACGATCGGAGACCTTGTACAGTTTGTCCTGCGGCTTGAGGTTTTTTAATTTTGTATCGGTAAGCAC